TCGTGATGACAGCACCATGGACTGGACGCTTTTCTTTTCATCCTATGAAAAGGTAAAGGAAGAGTTTTCAAAGATCTCACCATGGAAATGTATCCAGGTAAACCGCGCCGAGGCAGACGATGTAATTGGTGTCCTGGCGATTCGTCTTTGTCAAACTAAAGATATCGTGATTGTTTCAAGTGATAAAGATTTCCTGCAGCTACAGGCAAAAGGGCACCAGATCCGCCAGTGGAGCATCCTTGGTAAATGGCTAAAACCGAACGAATACGACCTTTTTGAGCATATCGTACGCGGTGACACAGGCGACGGAATTCCAAACATCCTTTCTCCTGGCGATTCCCTNGTTTCTGGTAAAAGACAAAAATCACTTTTTGAAAAGGATCTGCTCGACTGGAAGAGGAAGCCACGTCCAGAAGACTTTTGTAGGGACAGGGAGATGTTGGAGCGTTTTGATATAAACCGGCGCCTGATTGATCTTTCGTGCATCCCCCAGGATGTAGCCGATGACATTATCAAGACATACGAAAACACCAAGCCGGCGTTCGGAAAACTGACATCCTATATAGTTTCTTGCGGTCTTTTTCGCATTATGCCAATTTGATGGTGGTTTTTCTTTGACAATGGTAAAGGATCCTATACCATTAATAGACAACCACCAAAAAGGAAACAAAATATGAAAACCGAAAGAGAACCTACAACCTATGTGTGTATCTTGCATGCCAACGCCAGCGAAATCATGGACCATGAAAAGTTTTCTTTTGTCGGTTCTCCCGAATCGTTTTTTAACGTCATCGAAGATGACGAGTGCTTTTCTTGTGCAGGAAGGTTTGATGGAGAGAATTTCCAACCAAAGTTCTCTTTTGATCTAAAGACGTTGTTGAAATCCGTCTTTGGTCCAGATGTTGCCGAAAGCCGCCTTTCTTTTTATGGTGACGATATTCACAGGATTCTATTTTCCGTGGACCATGGTTGGGTCGTCGAGCTCTATTATGATCTCTTGATGAACCAAAAGCCAGCCTCTGGAAAAACGATCGGCGAGGTATGCGACCATTTGGAAACCAGAATGCTTTTTTATAAGATGAAACTTGAGGGGATTGAAGATGCCGATGTATGATTACCAGTGTACAAATTCTGAATGCGCTGAGATCCACAGCAAACTTGTCAGTATTTCGGCTTCAGAAGAGTATGTGAAAAATACCAAGTGCCAAAAATGCGGGTCTTCGATCGAAAAGATTATTGCGGCGGCTCCTGCGATAGTGCATTCAACAGGAACAATCAAGGCTTCTAGTGATTTTCAAAATATCTTGCAAAAGATGAAGAAAAATAATCCTGGTTCTAATATGAAGGTATAAGAATGAATAATCATGATTTCATCGCAAGACTGAAAGAATGGTCATCCCAGAAACACGAGCTTCCGAAGTATCCGGGTGCCACTCGTATTCTTTCAGCAACAAAGGATATGGAAGGATTGGCAGCCTGGCGCCAGAAGGTCGGTGATCAAGAAGCAGAGCGCATTTTGGTTGAAAGCCAAAATATCGGAACGTCTCTTGACAAACTGGTCGAAGACCATTTCAACATTCCAGGATTTGTCGACACGGTAAAACAGAGTCCACGATCGTCTGAAATCGGATACAGCTTATATGAGTCTATGCAGCCACAGCTGCGCCGCATTGTTTCAGGCGGTACCCAGGTTCCGGTATGGTCAGACAAGCTAAAGATTAAGGGGTTTATTGATATCGCTGGCTTGTTTGACTCGACACCGACTGTGATCGATATCAAGAACTCAAGAAAGCCAAAGCGCGCAGAATGGATTGAGGACTATTTTTTACAAACTACGATGTACGCTTTGGCTTGTCATGACAGCATCGGGGTTGACATCAAGCAGGTGGCGATTATCATGGGAGTTCGCCCAGGTGAAAAACACCCGCAAGAGGTTCAGGTATTTGTTGAGCCCATTCGTAAGTATGCTTCCAAGGCAATCACTAGAATCAAAGAATATCATGCCAACAATGACTATTTGAAACAAAAGGAGATAGAATGACAACCGAAACGCGAAGCTATGGTGAGATGGTAATGTTAGAAATTGCAAAATATAGAGAAAAAAATGAATGTGATATCATGGATGGTATTCTCTGGTTTTGTGATAAATATAACATTTCTCCTGATGTGCTTGTTTCCAAGCTACCAAACCAGGAAAAACAAAAGATCCGCCAAGAGCTGATTGAAGGTCGGTATGTTAGAATGGCGGTTGCAAAGCCAAGTGCAAAGCTGCCGATCTCTGAGACACGATAATGACAGAAGTTGCCATTACAAAAACGGTTCATCAGGCATGGGTAGATTATGTCGGAATCAAGGCACACTTTAATCGATCAAGTTTTATCTGGACCCCCGATTTCAAAAGCTCAAAACTTGATCCTGATGCCTTGCGGCGCAGAAATGATAGAGCAAAGTTTTCAGAGTTTGTTTCAAGAGTCAAGCCTCGTGAGGAAAGGATACAATATCTGGTATCAGCCTTCATGGAAAATCCTGAAACTTGGATCGGTGATGTTCTATCTGATGACATGAAAGAAAAACATCGTGCCAGGAAGAAAAGAGTTCTGTCTATGAGGCACACATTCGTTTCTGAATGTCAGGCAATTTCAGAATATGCAAATAAAAACGATTTTTCTTTGAAACAGCTATTGACAGGTGAAAGTCCGCCACATATAATGAAAATATCAAAAAAGGTAGTAGGTGGCATTTCGGATGAAACTTATTCTGTTATTGATCGTGTTTTCAAGTTTGCTGGAGAAGTAGAAAGTAAAGACCCACTATGGCAGCGCCGATCTTTGGCTCTGCGTAAATATTCCACTTTCTTGGTAATGGATAGAACCATGATCAAGGAAGGTATGGAAAAACTAGCGGAAATTAAGACCTCAAATGGTCATGACCGCATCATCAACCAACTAAGAGAGGAAAAAACATGTCGTTTGCCAATTTAAAACGTAGTTCCAACTCCGGCTTCGAAGATCTGCAGAAGAAGCTGTCAAAGACCAAGAGTGGTGGCTTTGATAAAGAAAGTACATCGAAGTTCTGGCGCCTTTCCTGGGACAAGGAAACCAAGACCGGATATGCTGTCATTCGTTTTCTCCCCGAGTGTGAAGGTGAGTCAGAGGCTTTTGTTCGCCTTTACAAGCACTCTTTCCAGGATCCAAACACAGGAAAATGGTATATCGAAAACTCCNGTACAACCATTGGTGAGAAGGATCCTGTCTCGGAAGCAAACAGCAAGCTGTGGAACACCGGCATTCCTGAAAAATCAAGAGATTGTCCGCAAGCGCAAGCGCCAGCAGAAGTTTATCTCCAACATTTACGTAGTCTCTGATCCCAAAAACCCGGAAAATGAAGGCAAGGTTTTCCTCTTCGAGTACGGTCCCAAGATCTTTGCCATGCTGGAAGCCGCAGCGAATCCCCAGTTTGTTGACGATCGGAAGATCAACCCCTTTGATCTGTGGAATGGCGCCAATTTCAAGCTGAAGGCACATGAGGTTTCTAAGCAGCGCTCTTACGACAAGAGCTCCTTTGAGGAACCAGCTCCTCTGTCCGACGATGACAGCGAGCTCGAGCGCATCTGGAAGTCGCAGCATTCTCTGGCTGCCTTGGTTGCCCCTGAGGCTTTCAAGCCTTATGATGTGCTTAAAAAGCGGTTTGAGTATGTCATCGGTCATTCTTCGGATGTTGGTTCAGCAGTTGATCGGGCTGTGTCCGCTTCGAACGAGGGGGATGCACCGTGGGACGAAGAGACAAGTGAAAACAAGGCTTTCTTTGCCAAGAGCGCCCCAAAGCCAACTCAGCTGGTGGATGATGACACCGACCTGCAGGACTATGCCAGCCTGCTCGGCGATGAATGATGAATGGTTATTGATGGAAGCGATGGGCGCCTTCGGGCGCCTTTCGTTTGTTTTGATCCAGTAAATAAAAGGTCAATCTATCAACCATCCACGGAACATAACATGATCAAAGATTTTTCTGAAATGACTGAAAATAGCTACAAAGTCAAGATTGAGAGTGCAACAGCTGGTCAGCGTCAGAAGGTTGCGGATCTGTTGTTGATTCACATGGCTGGTATTGTCAGCGCCTTCATTCTTAACAACAACTCTCCTTATATCAGGTATCATGTTAAAGATTTCCGAGGTTCTGTTCAGCCAGGACCCCAGGAAAAAGGTGGAAGCCTGTTCAGAAACCTTATCAACCTGGCATTTGATTTTGATGTCATCAAGCGCGCCACAGCCGTTGAAATGTTAAGTGTGCTTAATCGGATGAAGAACGAAGGAGACTCTTTTCAGTCGAATTTCAAGCCAGCGGATTTTGGTGAACTTTTTTCACAGACCCCAACTTTCCGCAGCCTGTTGTCCGCTCGTCTGAAAAATCTGTTTGATTCATTTTCCAGTAGGAATGAGAATGATAACGCATTCTATGATGCAATCTCATCCATTCTTTCTCTTGTAAAAATGAATGATTACAGGGAAGACACTAGTGAGTTGACAACAGTTTTGAGAAGCGGTGGCTATTTGCCAATGATTGCCGCCGCCAAGATCGCGAAGTCAAAAAATGTCAGTAAGCCAGAGAAAAATTTGGTGGCGCCTGGGCGCAATGACATGCCTATTGAAGATCTTGATTATCGCGACCGCATAGTATGGAGGTTTGATACAGCGCTCGATAACGGTAAAGTTGATGATGCCGTAGAAGCAGTAGAGGACTATCTGTCGGCGGTTTATAGTACATCAGACCTGATGGCTTTGGATCTGGTTGCAGATATTAACGTACAACTAAATGGGCTAGGATATATCCATAAGTCATATGAAAAATCAAAGNAAACTCTTGGAAAAGTCATCGATATTCTCTTTAATCGTTCCTGGGTTGTACCAAAGAAAGAGATGTTTCATTCAGGCTTATGCCAGAATACGTTGTTGACTACAAAGAAACAGCCGATCGCTTGACTCAAAAAGACAAATAAGGAAGATTTGACCATTTTCAGCAACTGGCTGTTGTTCCTTTCTTCCAATAGAACGCCATTCAGCGCCGGCGAAGATCGTAAAAAGTTAGTTGAGAAAGTAATCTCCATCTATACAAAGGTTCGTGAGAACAACAACGGTGTTCTTGATAATGCCTATGTCAGAATCTTGCGCGAATTTTTGACCCCACAAGAGATTATGAACGCCGATGGATTGCTTGAAGACGCCGGAATGTCTTATTTGAATAATGCAATCAAAGAAGCAGCAGCAGGAAAGTTGAAGGCAAAGACCTTTAAAAATGCACGGAAGAATACCCGTAGCTATAAATTTGTTGGAAACCTTGCTGAGAAGAACCCAGGACGCGCCTTTGAGGAACAGCTGGCTGTCCTGGCAGACTCTAGTAAGGATGGCGCCCAGGCAGTCTATAACTACATCAGCGACGTTTCAAGGCTGTCGCCCCTGCCAAAAAATGTTGTATTTCCAACCGCCTGTAAACTTATTTTTGATAATTTTCAGGTTCGCGGTGTGTGGTGGGACGCTATCGCCAATATCTCGAAAAGGGTTAGTTATGAAAGAGCCTACGAGATTTTCAAGGACGCTGTCTTAAAGTATGGAAGTATCAAACCAAAATCAGAGCTGAATGATTTCATTGAAGCAGGAGCAAGGATCAGCAGTAAATTTGACGCTGCTGCTGCTTTGTCAATGGTTAGACGCGAGTCATTGTTGTCGATAGCGGCAAACACGCCTATCAAATCGTCCCCAAATCCTGTGGTTGCCCCAGAAGATGGTTCAAAAACCATGGCAGACCCCATGTCTTCCGGGAAAGTGGATGCTCCTAAACTGGCAAACATGGATCTTGGAACCAAGATAAACGCCATTATGAAAAAAATCATCGACGAAGCCCTGAAAACAGGAAAGGCTCCGGTGCTTGACACAAAAACAACCTTCAAATTTCCTGAAGATATTGATGTCGGATCTTTGCATTTTGAAAACTTCCTAACTGTATTAATNGGATATGACAATAACGATATACAAAAATTCCTGAAAATTCTGGTAAATGCAACCAACCGACATGCCATGTTTGTCGGAGAATACCTGGGAATGATTACCAGGTATGGAGTGGGATACAAGGATCGTCTACCAAAGCTGGAAATGCTAACGAAAGCAAAATACATGAAGCCAGCCGTAGGTAGCACAAAGTCTGACCTGCTGTTCAAATGGTGGACTGCGGTCAAAAAAATCACAGAAAGGGACCCTTCTTTCCTGAATGTAGCTGCTTCGGAGATTAACGCCTTGACCGGAGAAGCGAGAAACAGTGTGCTAGAAGCCTTGGAATACAATGAACGCGAACTACTTTCAACAAGAACAAAGGATATCTCATGGGAAGACTGGAAGGAATT